CAAAATGCGTATGACGGTTGGTATATGACTGGGTTTAAACCCAATCATATCCTCTTGACATCCACAAATTTGGTGGTGGAAACAGAGTTGGTATCGCTAGAGCAAAGTCAGGGCCGACTTTGCGAAATAGGACATCCATGAGGTCTGAATCCTGGATCTGTAATTGGACATTACTATCGATCCATGCTCCATAAGCTGGGTTGGAACCATAAGCTAGGGGCGTTTTCTCGTAATTTGATATTACATTGGTTGCTCTCCACGCATAGAGACTACGATAGGGCATCGTTATCTCTAATACAGGTTGCAGAGTGCCGGGGGTTATGACCACACCATTACCAAAATTAGCTTCAATTGGAACCGAAGAGGCATCAGTGGTGAATGGTGTGTGCGTCTTTTGTCTAGCACCAACACCTGACTTGAGTGCTATGTAAATGTAATTTCGGGGATTAGCATCAACATTACACACAACTTTGGCTGCGATAGACCCTCTGTAGAAGACAAAGATACTTGAAAGGTAGGAAACATAATCATTGGTAACATACCAGGAATTATTGTTCCCGTGTCCTTGGGCTGTGGGATTATCGACTGTCCACCAACACGGTGAAGTTAATCCAACCTCCAAGTTTGGGTAAGGTTCACCTAACGATAGGGTGTCGTAAGGTAGAGCCCTACTCCAAAGTTTCATGTAGTCTTCTACATTTTCACAAGTTGGAAAGAGGTTAAGCTCATTCAAACTCAGGGCTCGAGTCTCAAAAGTGTCATCTACGGGAGGTAGCCCAACTTGCTTTTGAGTGACGATGTTTGGGTCTTTCTTCTTTGGATCATTACCAATACTATTGGCTATATTTAATAGTCCTGACGTTACGCACTCATTACACCCTGGAGCGTAAGGTTGATAAAATCTAAAATCTTCTCCTGCGCGAACAAATACGAAAATGTCCAGAGTAGGCGTAACATCTAACATGGTGTTTATGACATCAAATTTAACAGCTATCTGACTAGGTGTAGCTTGTTGCCAATCAGCCAAGGTTATCTGGAGGTTGTCTAATATGGGCATATAGTCGGACTGAGAAGCAAAAGGCATAGGCACAGAAATGCGATGTACACCTGTCGAAACTCCTCTCTCAATAAGCGACTCACCTAAGACGTTTTTGCCAGCAAGGACAAATGGAGGATACTCTATGCGCAAGTTATGGGCTACTTCTACTGTGGGGTGCCCCAAGATGACAAAGTCAAAGAAGATAGTGCCTCTCCAATAGGTGTTTAACATGCCAAAGTATCTGAGCCAAGTAGCGCAATATTTACCAGTTGTGTCGTTAGCTATTGGGAAAATAGGGTTTGCTTGAAACTTATACTCAGTCCCCGTTTGGATAGCCTGTATATACTGAGGACGTCTCAAAAAATCTGATACTTTATGCTTAGTGGATGTATCCTTGAGATAATTACTAAATATAGGTGTCGTGGGTGGAACACCTGTAGAAGCACTGTCTCCGACGTAGGCCATTTGGACAGCTGTTGGTTTTTCGTAAGTACCATCACTCTCATGTTCATCTATGAGCATGTCAGAAAAACCTTCTACAGCAGTATCAACAATCTCAATGCCTGCGGCAATGGCTACGTCAGCAACAGCAGCTGCTGCAGCAACTTCCAAACCAGATTGTTTCTGAGTATATACTGTACTAACCTTAGCAGGGAAAATATAAGGATTGGTGTCCATCTTCCAAGGCATCAAAGCAAATGTAGAATACTTAGAATCATTCCTACATATGTATATTTGGAAGGTGCCGGGGTGGTCACCTTCTCCTACTGATACATTGTCATCTATATTGTCATCCATAGAAAGATTGAATCCTTTTATTTCGCTAACAATAGGAACTACTTCAGCAATATCATCATCAAATTGTACAATTATATCATAAAACTTGCCTCCTTGGGAAAATATCAGGTATAGTATATCAAGATCACTATCATAAAGGCGAGGTATAACTTTCGCCTTTGTTGCTTTTGAAGGTTTACCGCCTTGTTTTTGTGTAACAATGGTAGCAGGTCCCATACTGGGTCCTGAGCCTGCCACTATCGGCGCTACAAAGCGTAGTCCATTGAATTTAACCATAAATCTCAATTGGGTAGTGGTAGTGGTAGTTGAGACACTCTTGCAACTGAGCGTATCAAAAAATAACAGAGGTTGACCAGGTAGCATGGATCCGATAGCTCCAAAGGATATATCAAGATAATCCCTGTGGAGGTAAGTCTGCTGAAATGTCCAAGGCACATTAAATGTGATATCATGAGCCTCAGCAAAAGTAAATAGCTCACATTGATCACCACTATAGAGCTGCTGACGCAGCTCAGGGTATAATGTTTGGGCCGTCATAAGGGCGGCTAGGCTTGATACTCCTTGCCACGCAAAGTAGGGATAAACACCAACAAATGCAGCACCTACCATCGCTTTGGGATTGGACATAGATACTGTTATATCAATGCTATCATAAACGGCCCCCATATATAGGGTCATAAGTTTTGATAAAACATCGGAGTGTTTAAAGACGCTTAAAGGGTTAAGCATAATGTTGACGAGGGATGCTGGTCCCAAAGATCGGTAACCATTACCTGAGTAACTGTTACCTCCCTCAACCAGAAGGTCAAACAACCTATTGGTTAGGTCATGGGTGTCCCCTAGCATCGTCTCAGGGTCTCTTCGCAATTGCGTTACATTGGCAACTACTTTATCTTGGGGTGCTCCGGCCCAATCACCAACAAGTGATCCGGCTTTGGCAGTAATTTCGGTTCTATTCTCAAAGGCATCCATAGTGAACGATTGCATTGATGTAGTGTTGCTCGTCGAGCTTTAGACTTGATAAGATATCTTTTCGATAAAGATATAAAACGGAAGTACTCCGGAGCGGATGAGACAAATAATAGTCTCAGGGAAATGCAGCTTGCGGGGCAAGCCAACTGCGTGTTTTACGCCGCGCCCGGCGTTGAGCGTTCAGCAAGACAACTTGCCTATCTCAGCGTTCGTTACATAATCAGGATCGATTACGTAAGGAAGTTTGTGCAAGCATATGAAACTCATTAGTGAAGAGAGTATAGTATCAGCTTTATCACGAGGATATTCAGCTAATTCTCTACACACATTCGTAATATTTGTTTGCACTTGATGTTCGAAATAATTGCGATCAGCATTTTTGGGCATCCTGACGTAATATATTTGTGATATAAGGCTCTCATAGGCCAGAGGGCAATAAACGAGACCATTACGCAAGACGAAACGCCTTGATATAAACTCAGCGTCATCAATGGTAAATTCCGTATCATCAATTTCGCCTTTATCGGTATTGGTCAGAACAATCTTGAGGTGTTTCTCAAAACCGAGAGCATATTCAGATGTGAGAACATCAAATTTTAAGTTGCGGACAAGATTATCATCAGAATAAAGCTTTAACATAAGTTGTTGGAGTATTAGGCGACTGTCCAAAATACCATACTTTTCTCGTACTACAATTACTGTGACAACACAGAAATATATACAATTAACTATTGTATTCATAAAAGTAGTAATCCAATTTCCGGACGTATTACCTCTGTTTCTAACCACTCCTTTACCCATACTAAACCTGATGCCATTGATACATGATGAGAAGGCCCACATAGCAAAGGCCCGCGCTTGCACCGTGGAATAAGCTCTGCGGACTATTTCCCAAAACACAAGCAAAAGTAAATTTGTAGCTGTATCATCAAATCCTTTAACATCAGCAAATGCAACTTTACCACCTTTAAACATTCGGTACCAAAGGCGCCATACGTCCGAGCCAGGATTGATTCCACAAGCCGCGATTCCAGCAAAAAGGTCATCTTTGAGTCTATTGACGAGGTCACCTAAGGCCATCTTGATGAGTATATTGTCAAGAAAATCTGTAATGTTAAACACTCGAGTTTTCTTGGCTTCGACCCTCTCTTTATCTCTTAACTCGTCCTTGAGCTTGTCACAGCACACTTGATATGTATATTCTCCTTGCGCAAACTTGGATGTTATAAATTCAATGGCCTGGCCCAAACGAATGTAATCATCGGACCCTATATCGAGAGCTGACTTCCTGTTTATCTTGAGTATCTTAAGTCGGACTCCTTCTGACTTGGCTTTATCAAATGGTTCTAAGTCCTCATATTCACCCATTACCTGGCTGTATGACAGGGTCTCACAACCTTTTATCTTGTCAAAACTGCCTCCTACAGCTTTTTCAGCTATTTGGTCAGCTAAAGTGACAATTACCAATTGAGCCTTAAGCGATATATTGTGAACTCTCTCTTGCAACTTTGATTTGGCCTGAGCATTGTTATAAGCATCAATTGACAAATCCGCAGGTTGGCGCGGGGGGCCGTCCATATAATTATAGTCGTAAAATTCAGTCGGGACAAATACTGTCTTATCGAGTGGTGAGGTGCGTATGGGGCATGTAAAAACTCCATCATCTACTTGTGTATAGGCTCCGATGTGGTCTTCATCCTGATAGGCTATACCGCAGTGGGCCACTTTTTCAAGAAGTAGTGGGTCCATGTCAGATTTAACTTTGTACTTAAGAAAATACTCACGCACAAGTGATATCCCAAACCCATGATTGGTGCTTGTTGTACCAGCAGCGTGCATAAACGTTATCATGACCATGCCGCCGACCATACTCACCACATTACTGCCGCATTTGGAAGTCCTAGCAGCATACCATTTGTAAATACCTGGATTTTTGATAAGTAAAGGATCGTTGGGGTCAGCACTATTAAGGTCAATTGTCTCACCTTTTCGCACAATATCACCTATTGAGTCAACACAGCCGGACCCTGAATTTAAGTGGTCAAAGGACAATATAGAGTTAGCATGGTAAGTGCGCATCTTATCAACTTGAAGCTCGCTCACAAAGTACGATGTAATATCTGCATGTGGGCGGGCAGCGGCGAAAGTCACAATTGCTGTGTCATTCTGTTTAGATTCATCAGGATTGATAAGTTTCATAGTACGAGTGGCCATAGCTATAGGCTGTCTTTGGTCTTGCGTTTTGTCTCGTTCATCAGCGAGACTGTGTAAGTTAACATGAATACGCTCGGACATAACATCATAAACATGTCTGTTCATGTAAGCTATAGAACCACAGAAGAAGGTGATTATCCCTAAAGGATTACCTTCAGCATAAGTCACCAAGTACATATTAGATCGTATCTTTCTTATCCTGTGCTCATCATTTCCGGTATGTTTAAAGATCTGATCGCCTCTATGGTCGCG